GAGCAAACTAGGAATTACTCAACTCCTTTAAAGGGGACGGGTAAGATCCCTCTGGTGGTCAATGGCTCCGTGCTAATAGCGCGAGATAGCGTACCAGATAGCTCTCGCCTAGCTAATAAACTAGGTGTAAGATTAAGACAGGCCAAAGGAACCAACGTATCTCTCACAATGAAAGAACAAATCTGGTCAATCCTAAAATGGATTGCCAAACTCATTCCTCATCGGGAGAGCTACTTAGATTCGATCACCTACTGGAAAAGTCACGTAGAGAAAATGATCGCCTCGCGAGGAAATTATGAAGCCATGAGAAGAATTAAAATGATTCGACTCGTGACAACACGATTCCTTTGCGGGAGACCATTATCCTATGTCAACCTCAATCTGAAAATTAATTCAGCCGGCTTACCCTCAGAGCTTGGGCCTTTACAGGCTCTAGCAACTGGGGATAAGTGGGACAAACGATTCCTATTAACACTATTAAGTGTTAGTAGAGCAATCGAATGTCGTGGGGTTGTATCCACACAGGATATTACTGATCCTGGGAAAGAAATCTCAAGATCAGTGATCGATGACCATCTTGACACCTTAGAGATGTTAAGATGGCACATTGATCGTCCTGTATGGACAGACTTTCACTACTCCACAAAATCGGGCCCAAATGGGCAAGCGATGATGGGGAGTGTGCACGATGTGCACCTACTAACTCCAGAGGATATCCAGGATATTAATACCCTGGGTGGTAGTCCTGAACTTGCTGCTAGAATGCAACAAGTGAAGAACAACCTACCCTCTGAGCTTTGGAGTGAAGAGTTTTTTATTCCTTCCAAAGGAAGAACTAGAAAACTCTCTCTAGTAAGTGATCCCGAAGGAAAAGAGCGAGTAATCGCTGTTTTCGACTATTGGTCACAAACAGTCCTGGCTCCTCTACATAGAACTCTATTTGAGTTCTTAAGGGGAATCGGGCCTGATATGACATTTAGTCAACTTTCCGCTTCGGCTCACCTGCCAACTACCGGTCCTTATTACTCCATGGATCTCCATGCTGCCACGGATCGCTACCCTGCAATTCTGCAGAGAGCGGTCCTAGGTACCATGGTACAATCCAAAGAGTATTCGGATGCTTGGTACAGATTAATGGTTGGAAAACCATTCCATAATCCTTGGGGTGAACCCCTTAGTTATGGGAGAGGACAGCCAATGGGAGCATA